CATCAGTGGTACTTCTAAAAGTATCCACAAAGGGCTTTATGAATATCTTATTTTTTCGATATTCCCCGATGTTTTTCTACCCTACAGGTTTTTAAGGTATACGTCTTGAGCTCCATAAGCTACGAGTTGCATTAATCCGCCTCCCATTTTATACATTCCTAAAAGAAAAAAATTTTGAGATTTTTAAATTAATTAAAAATAATGAATTAAAGACAACGTCCTACTAAATTAAGACAAAAAATTATTTATATTCACATTTTCCTTGATAAATATGGATAAATATGACTCATCAAACACCTCTTTTTTCCCTTCATGATTTTTTGAAAAAATATACGAGTTTTTTCTTTTTTTTATACTCCATCCGTTATCTAATGCATTGTATAAAAAAACCATCTTTTGAAATTTATTTTTATCAATATCTACTTCTATATTCATTAAATTACTAAACGAGATTTTTTTTATATTTTAAACTATTTTAAACTATTTTAAACTATTTTAAACTAATTATTTGATAAAAATATCATTAGATAAAAATATCATTTGATAAAAATATAAATTAAATATTTATGACAATTAAATATATAGATATAGAATGCCATCTTTTAAACCAAAAACAGTAAAAAAAATTAAAATTTGTAAAAAATATTCCACAACACTTGATGGTAAGCATAAAGAATTTGTTAATGAGTTTAATAATGACGAATTACATAATATACCTACGTTAAAAGAGGAACGTTATTACTTAAAAAAACAACTGGAAAAAGAAAAGGAAAAGGAAACAATTCTATCAATTGAGCAAATAATGGAAATAAAAGATCGAATAAAGGAAATCAATGAAAATATTAAAGAGATGAAGGACAAAAAAAATAATTATTTTTTAAATAATTCAAAATATATTTTTGAATATTTTGAAAACAAAAAAAATATTAATAATGTCGATGATACTAACAAAATTGCAACATCCAAAAGTCAAATGCTTTTCAACATTTTTAAGGTAAAACCTAATGAAAATGGTTCTGAACAGGATAAAAATATAACAGAAACCAAAAATAAAAATATAGTTCAAAAATATTTAACTAATATAGATGAATCGTTTTTGGATATGAATGCATATGTTCATATTACGGATATTTGTAAGTTCTGTGGTAAAGGTGAAATGATACCATTAGATGATGAGGGTGTATTAATTTGCAACATATGTGCGGTAAATGTTCCGTTTTTAATTGAAAATGAAAAACCTAGTTATAAAGAACCACCCAAAGAGGTATGTTTTTATGCATACAAAAAAATTAATCATTTTAAAGAAATATTAGCTCAGTTTCAAGGAAAAGAAACTACACAAATACCTAGCGAAGTAATTGAACAAATTCATTTACAAATAAAAAAAGAAAGAATTGGTCTCGAACAACTAACACATCATAAAACAAAAGATATTCTTAAAAAGTTAGGTTTTAATAAATATTATGAACATATCGCATTTATTAAAAATAAATTAGGTATTAAACCACCAGTTTTTAGTCCAGAATTAGAGGACACTCTATGCAATTTGTTTATGGAAATTCAGTCCCCTTATGCAAAAACGTGTCCGGATTATCGAGTTAATTTTTTAAATTATTATTATGTATTGTTCAAATTTTGTGAATTGTTAGAGGAGAATGAATATTTGAACGATATTCCTTTGTTAAAAGATCGCGAAAAATTGATTGAACAGGACGAAACATGGAAAAAAATGTGCATCGAATTAAACTGGGAATTTATACCAACAGTTTAACGTTGTTTGTATTTTCTTGTTGTATGCATTCATTAAGTGAATAATGACGAATATGTATAATATATTATATGATAATATATGATAATATATTTTTACTGTTAAATGATTAATTTTATTTAAAACCCACCTGGGAACGAGACCATATTTAATCCAATACCTAGACCGGCTCCTGAACGCGCACTAACACCCATTGAAGGAATGTAAGTGTCTAATATTGCAAATGTAGCGGCAGCTGTTAAAGCAATAAGCGAAATCTCCTCAAGATTCAATGAACGTTTAGGTATAGCAAATGCAGCAATTGCGACCATTAAACCTTCTATCAAATATTTTATAATTCGCTTAATAAGTTCAGAAACATTGAACATTCCCATCTTTATATTAAATAGAAAGAAAAAATAATATAATGATTTTTTATATATTTGATTTTTTATATATTTGATTTTTTTAATATTTTTTTAAATTAAAACTTAAACCTTAGATTTTACTAAATATATAAATGAGTAACAAAAATAAGGCGAATTCTAAGAAAATGGCTTTTGAACGTAAGGAGAAAAAGGATGGTAATCCAAACCCAAAATATGTTGATGTGCTAGAAGTAGATAAACCAATTGCAGGACAGTCATTCGGATGTTTTTCATTTATTTCTCCCGAAAAAATCATAAAGCAGAGAGAAATGTTTTTCTTTGAGGAATTCCTAAAGAAGTGGGAAATGAATAAATCAATGGAAAAATTTCATCAATTTCTTAATTTTGTTTCTTATAAATACAAGTTGCAATTTGAGGAGGTAATAAAGGATTTTGAAGGATTTGTTAAAGAGGAGCGAGATTCTATAGTTGGTTCATCTATTGATGACGACTATAAAACGTTTTTAGATAAAGAGGAGGATGAATTAGAAAAGAAATTTAACATTAAATATAATTTTCAAACGTCTGTTAGGGGGTTTAAAGCTCGCGGTAATTTCGCCTCTCAAGAGGAGGCCGAATTGCGCGCCAGACTTTTGAGAGAAACTGATCCTAGTTTTGATGTTTACGTCGGACCAGTAGGGACGTGGTTGCCATGGGAACCTGAGGCATATAAAACAGGACGTGTTGAATATATGGAGGAGGAATTAAATCAACTTGCTCATGAAAAGAAAAATAATGAGAGTGCTGCCAAAACCGCTTTTGAGCAACGTGTTAAAGAAACAAAGCAAAAGGCAATTGATGAAAACAAGAAAAATGCTGAGAAATATGGTAGTAGTATAACGCAAGATATTGATGAGCAAGGAAACCTTGTTGGTGTAGCCCATAATACAACCGAGAGTACATTTAGTAATAAAGAGTTGGAGACTATTTCAGTTGGTGATATTCGGAGTGAACTGTTTGACGGTGAAAATGTTGTTATTGGTAAGACTGATTATGGTCAGTCCCAATTAAAATCAGGACCCTTTGCTTTAAGTAAAAGTGAATAATTATTCTATTTGGTAATGTTAGTATATTTTTATAATTGATAAATAATTATAAAAATTTTTATTAATATTATAAACTTAAGTTTATAATTAATGATTTATAAATACACGATTATACAATGTATTATTACTATTTATATCATATGATTTCACAAAATATAGTAAATAAGGACTGATCATTATTTTATATAAAAAATCTCTTGTCTTATTTAAAAAATAATAATCTTCAAATTGACTAGTTTCAAAAACCAATCCAGAATCAAAAATATGTTTTTTTACAGCAAAAGATATACCTACTTGACAATGATAAAAATTATCTGTATTGTTATGTGGTAATGGACCATGCCAGGTTTTCATTCTAAAAATTATAACATCGTTGTCATAATCTGTAATTTCTTTTAAGAAAACCTCTACATAAGTATGTTTAATTCCATCATCATCGTCTACAAATGCAATCCATTCAGTAGTCGCGTGCTGAATGCCATAGTTTCTAACACTTCCAGCGCCATTGTAGCCGTTAAAATTTTCCCCTAATTTGGTACTTTGCATAATTTGGATTCTATTATCTTCACTTGTAAATGTGGGTTCTAAACCGTCAAATATAATGATTGCTTTCCAGTTTGGATTTGTTTGATTTATCAAGCACTCAACTGTATTTTTTAATGTGTCACGGCCTATTGTGGGTATAATAAAAGTAATTTTAGAAATATCCTCCATTAATAATATAATATATTATATTCAAATTCTTTAAATATATTATACGCAATGACATTATCTTTATTATATTTTTGTGCCATAATATTTTTAGATATTTGTTTCATATAATTTAATTATATGTTTTACTAATTCACTCCTTTGTATATCGGTTTTTTCTAATTCTACTAGCACAATATTTTTATTTTTAGAATAACAATTGTTAAATGATTTGTAGCGATGTATCCAATCTTTTAATCCATTATTTTCCATTTTATCACTCTGTTCTAAATCACCTGTAATTACCATACGACTATTTACACCTATTCTTGTTAAAAGCATATACATCTGTTTAGGACTACTATTTTGCATTTCATCGGCAATGATAAATGCATTTTTAAATGTGCGACCGCGCATAAAACCTAATGGAGATATTTCTATTTGTCCATTTGCAACCATATTTGTAACTTGTGCTTTAGAATAATGTTCTTCAAAAATATCAAAAATAGGTCTAGTCCATGGATCCATTTTTTTTACCATATTTCCCGGTAAAAACCCAATATCTTCTTCTACCGGAACAATAGGTCGTGTTATAATAATTTTGTCAATTTTAGCTGTTTTTAGGTTTTGGATGGCGGCATTGCACGCCAAAAGTGTCTTTCCTGTGCCTGCAGGACCAACTACAACGGTTATATAGTCGTCTTTATTATTTAATAATTTTACATAATCCTTTTGATTTTGCGTTTTCGGAGTATAAAAATATGATAATTTGTTTTCAGAAATATCCCTTTTCATTTGTAAGTCTATTTTTTTTAAACTATAAAATCGTTTCTTAGTATACAAATTTCCTAAAGACTTTGAACAAAATAAAAAAGGTAAAACAAATAAATAATTTATATACTTCATTAATTATTCATATGATGTATTTTTAAGTATTAATTATATAATTCGTAATAAATTAATAAAATAATAAAATAATAATAAAATAAGATAAAAAAAATAATAATAAGATAAAAAAATAATAATAAGATAAAAAAATAATAATAAGATAAAAAAATAATAATAAGATAATAAAAAATGGAAAATATTATAACTGTCAATGAATCAACAAATGAATCAAATAATGAATCAAATAATGAATCAACAAATGAAAAATCAATAGGGTTTATTATATTAAGGCACGTTAATAGCGAACTAACAGATAAGTATTGGAATTTATGTTACGATCGAATACGAGAATATTATCCAGAAAATAGTATTCTTATTATAGATGACAATAGTAATTATGATTTTATAACAACACGTGAATTATATAATACAACTATTATTAACAGTGAATATCCTGGGAGGGGTGAATTATTACCATATTATTATTATTTGAAAAATAAATTTGCTGATATCGCGGTAATTTTACATGATTCAGTATTTATAAATCAATATTTTGATTTTACAGTTGAAAAATATCATTTTATATGGGCATTTGATCACAATTGGGACAATACCGAAAAAGAAATAAATATTATAAAATTATTCAATAATGATGACTTATTGAATTTTTATAATAATAAAAATTGGTGGTATGGGTGTTTTGGAGGAATGAGTGCTATAACACACGATTATTTAACTCTTGTAAATAATAAATATAATATTGATTTATTGTTAGATGTAATCATAAATCGTGAACTGAGATCGTGCTTCGAACGAATAATTGCATGTTTATTATGCATTGAATCACACGAAACATGTTTTTTAGGAAATATTTATAATTATGGTATTCATTCATTTTCTCTTCATTTTAATGAACGACATTTAACAGAACATTTACCTTTAACAAAAATATGGACAGGGAGGTAACAATATTTTGTAAATTATTATCAAATATCACATTTAACTTACTAATTTGATAATAATCATTTAAATTGTTTGATAATAATAATCATTAAATATAACCTTGTTTTTTATACTTCTAGACATTTTTGCCGCGGAAATATGTTCAAATTCAGATGCTTTTGCTATTGTGGTCCATGAACCCAATATGTTACCTGTATTTAATTCTATTTTTTGCACTTTTTTACCGGTTGATGATGGTGACTTATATTTAGGTTCATCATTTTTTAATGATAATCCGTAATAACCTTCATTTGATCCATATTCGGTCCAAACAGTTGCCTTTAATACATATTCACAGTTATTTAAATAGTCTTTTAATTCTCTCATTTCATCTTTCGGTATTTCATCGTTAGATGTTTCTTTATTGACACTAACTTTCCACTTTTTATACTCATCTAAAAGTGTTGAATTTAAAATTTTTCCATTTGGAGAAAATTTACACACTTGAAATATAAACATTTCAGCATCATTTGATGTAAATTTTTTGGTGTATTGTATATCTTTAAGCTTTATACCAATATATCCATAGACTACTTGATTTTTGTCTTGTTTAGAAAGCCTAGATGGTTTAAATCTAGTATCTAAATAATTTTTAAATGCGTGGAATAATTCTTTTTGTGGTTTTGTTTTGTTCCATATCCTAAACTGTCCTTCCAAATCAACGGATGATTCTTCCACATCTGCACGCACTATGCAGATATCCGTTATAAATTTATTAAATTTTTGTGTTAGTTCGTCTTCAGGTAATAATGCATTTTGGTAAACTGATTTACTCTCTAAAAATAAAGTGTCTAGAGTGGATTGTTGCTTTTCTATCAATTCCTTTAAACCTGTTATTTCAATATATAACTTTGTTAGTTCTGCATTCTGTTGTTCACCAACATGTTTTAACTCTCTATTTTCATTCAATAAATCATCATTTTGTTGTAATAATTTATTGAAATTATCTATACTGTAGGTTTTGGAATGAATAATATCTTTTATATATTTTGTTAATTTTTCAATAGTAAAGTGATCATCATATGCAATTATTTCTGTTTTATTTTTACCCTTTACTTCAATATTGCGAATTTGTTTCCTAATTTTTGGATGAGTTTTTACCAAATTTTCTATTTCTACTTTATTTTGAACTCTAAATGCTGACACTAAAACAAAATTGGTATAATTTTTATGGTGGTCGGCAACTCTTGTTGATAAATCATTTGTATGTCCGAACTTAATCAAATGCTCTTTGTTATCATTGGTATTATCTATAGTCCCAAAATAGATACATTCCGTATTAACTGGAAATTGAACTATAATTGTTTGTTCTACTGCTTTTTGTTTTTCCTTTTCAGTTGTCTGCTTAATTTGTAGTATTACATTTTCTTTTAATTCTAATTGCATTTTTAATTCGGTAGTTTCATCATCTACAACTTCTTGTAATACCTCTTCCAATTTCATATAATACTCATGAATTTCACTCGCTTTTTTTGTTTGGGCTTTTAAACAAAGTGATTTAAAACATTTAATTGTTAAATATATTTTTTTTATATTTTGCCCGCCATTATTACATTTTTCCAGCTTAACCTTTGGGTTAAGCGCCAAATTTTTATAATCAATATTTAAAATAAAATTTTTATCTAATAATATTTCTGTTTTTTGCTTAGTAGAAAACCCTAACCATCTCCATATATTATCTAAATCTACTACAAAATCAGTGTTTTTATTGTAATTCAAATAACAATAAAAACTACTAACAAACAACTGTTGTTCAAAATCAGTAAAACATTCTTTTATTTTCGTTAATAATTTGTTATTATACGTGCCGGATAATCTAGTAATAGGGTTTTGTTCAATGAGTTCAACTATATTTAAATCTGTCATTTAACTATAATTAATTATGCAAAATGTCTTTATATTGTTTTAACCGCTTATTATATTTAAAACCGGTTTTATAAAAGCGCCTACCACTTGGTCTTCTTGACTGCGATTTTAGGCCCCTGACCTCTTTTCTTCACGTTATTAGGGTCATATTGTTCCTCTTCGTCGTCGTCGTTGATTTGTCTAGAAAGATCCCAGAACTCTTTGGAGCCCAGACGGAAATCGTTATGGTTATCGGCTTTATACCAGAACACCTGATCCTGCAGTTTATTCGATTTGGAGTTATTATTTATTACCAAGCACTCATAATTTTCAGTGCATTGGTCCATCACCTGACAAAAGGACTCCAAAGTGGGGAACATACCTGCGTAATTTTCATAAATGCGCTTTCGATTTGCAATGTAAGGTTCTCGCAAAATAAAAACGTAATCTATGTTGGTTCTCAGTGTGGGCGGAATGCCCAAGGGATATTGCATCGTGATGAGTAACATGACCTTCCAATGTCGCCCGTTCATAAAAAGTAATCGCATCATTTTATCCCGCGCCCACGAGTTGTCATACAAACAATCATCTAAAATGACAAACGTTCGCGGATCAATTGTGCTCCTGTTAAATTGCTCCATTTCGCGTTTTATTTGCTTTAAAACGCCTCGTTGTCGCTTCAAAATGTTTTCAATAATTGCAGTATTGTATTCGTTATGAATGAATAATTTCGGTACTAATTTTCCGTAAAACCCATTACCCTCTTCTGTGCCGGAAATTACAGTACCAATGGGTATATCCTGATGATAATATAGTATGTCTCTAACTAAAAACGATTTACCTGTATCACGGCGCCCAATTAAAACAACAACTGGTCCCTTAGATTCGTTAACCTTAAAACTAATACTTTTCATATCAAATTTTTTTAATTCTAAATTCATTATATTATACTAAAAAAGAATATATTTTTTATAAACGAATTTATGTCATACAACATAAAAATACATACATATAAATACTCATTGTGCAAATAAAAGCAGGTATAATAATTCCAAAAAACAAAGGTATTACCATTATAATATCTATTATTATTATTATTATGATAATTATTTAAGTTTATTTATTTATTAGATTTAGCATAACAAATAAACGCGTATAAAATTGGATAATCAGGTGTACACAGTTACACAGTTAATAAAAATAATCACTTTTATCAATATACACAAAATATTCTGACATCATATTCATATCGTGATGTTGCATAAAATGACAATGATACATATAACCTAAATAGGGAACAGTTCCTTCTTCAGACGAATAATTAAGAAATTTCAATCTAAATACTATATTAGATTGAGGGGGAATATTGAAAACATCATTAGAATAATATAAGTAATTTACAAGACTATTAATAGAGATATTTTGAAAATTATAATTTTGGTCCATATTAATTGCATAGCCTGATGTTAAATGAAAATGAAACGGATGCCAATCTTTATTTGAACCATTATAATAACACCATTTTTCAGATATAGATTTCTGAACCGCTATATTTTTAAAATTATCATTTGTAAAACCGTCACAAAAGCCTAAATAAGTTTCATTTGCAGATATTAATAAGCTAAAATTATTATTAATTGGTGAGACAGAATCACCATTTACAGATCCTGCCACTACTGAAATTTGTTGTAAATTATCTCCCATATCCATCGTTCCGCAATTACAACTGGGGCCACAATTACAAGTGGCGCCACAGTTGCAATTAACCCCACAACTACAACTGGGGCCACAATTACACGCAGACATAGTAGTACCCATATCCATATCCATATCCATTGCAGCAGAAAAGGGTTTCCCAAAAAATGTTAACAATGTAAATGGTGCCACTAGTTCAATATCATATACGAGACTCTTATTGATATTTTGAATTCTAACAGTTTTAATAACTGTGGGTGAGGTATAATATTCGTTACTAGGTGTAAATGTAGCACTTTGATTTTTAATGTTTAAATATTCATATAAATGAGGTTCCCATTTGTATTCTAAAATAGTGCTTAACACTATACTAACTGGTCCGTCATTAAATGTTTGTGTAGAATACATTTGATTTACTAGTGCAGTCCAGAGACGTATATTCATAGGTTTATCGGATTCTGGAAATGTGATTTGTAAGGTGGTTAGTATTTGATTATTTTTATAGATATTAATTGTCAGTAAATGATTATCTAACATCTGATAATTTGAATAATTTAAATAGTCCCCTGTATAAGGAGCTATTGAAAAAAGACATGTGGGTAAATACAAATTGTTCTGTGTATTAATATATTGGTCATATTCGTATGAATTCCACATGTCAGACATAATTCTGGGAGGTATATTTTTTGTAGAAAAATACTCTGTTGCACCATTTAATTTACTGGCAGATGCATCAGATAATAACAATATATTTCTTAGTGGAATGTTAGTAGTAAAATCAGGTAAATTATAAAAATAGTTATTATTTAAATATATACCATAATTAGGTAGAGATTCTGGTGGGACAGTTAATGATTTAATATAATTGTAATTTTGACCAAAGACTAATTTTTGAATATTTGTCAAAATTTGTTGTAACAATAGTGTGGAATATAATAAATTAATAGGTGTAGTAGATGTAGGTATATAAGTTATTTTAAGAAAAGGAATAATTGCATAAGAAGATGGGATAGGGACTACTCCATAAGGACATACTTGATAAGACTGTGGACTGGTATTAAGTGGGTTTAATAATTCGTTACTGATATCTGTGTTATAGACCAATCCGTTATTTAGTGTTCTATCATATCCATAATAGAATAAATAGGCTACTTTGTCCGGAAATGTATTTAAGTCAAAAATTATGGATACTCTTTTAGAAACAACAAATGGTAAAATATTAGTATAATAGGGATTGCGATAACCTTGATCAGACTCTACGAAATAAAAATATCTTATATTATTATTTTTATCACATAATCCCACATTATATTGTTTAAAAGAACACGTTGCGTTTAAAAGTGTAATTTTAACTAATGATGATTTAGACACATTATGATACATTTTGTTTATATAGTTTTTATTAACAGTGTTGTTCCAACCAACACACGAAACTCCATTTACTAATGAATAATTATTAGCAGTGCTATAAACTGTAGATAGATCAATTATTCCGTTTTGGTCAAAATCAACGTCTGATGTGGTTAAATATAAATAATTGTCACCATATAAAAAATTATCGTCTATTATATTACTAGCATTATCTGTAATAATCATACCGCCAAACATACCTAAATAAATAAAAGGTGCTGATTGAAACATATTATGTGGATGATAAAATAACCCGGCTGAATTATTGTTTACATTTAAAGTTACATTTAGTTCGGTTCCTATTTTAGTAGTATTTCCAAAAAAACAAGGCATAGTAGCACCATCTACAAATGCATTATCATTAAATCCATGTAAATGGTTATTAAAGGTGTAATCACCTGTTAAATTAAAAATAGATAAATTTACTGTTTGCCCCCTTTGTAATTTAACTATTGGTAGGCCATAATCTTGTGATAAATTACTGCCAAATGTAAATGACTCTGTTGATGGATAATTTTTATAAAAAGAATGATTTGTTTTGATAATATTGAAAGACCCAGACGATGAATTTGTTAAATCTAATAGCTGTATAATAGGTAATTTAAATATATAACCATCGGGAGTAAAAGGTTGTGGCCACAAAAAGAGATATGGGTTACTTGGTTGAACAATTTCATAATTCCCTTGACTTAATGCACCAAATATTTTATTATCATTTGGTATACCCCTCCTATAAAATATAGTACTTGTACGAATTTTACCCATAATATATATAATACAGTAAAAATATAAGATTTTCATTCTATTTTACACCGACTAATTATTCTTTATACATTTTATATTAAGAATTTCAAAAAAAATAAGTTAAATACAATTATTATTTATATTTTAATTACCTAATGACATTTACAGTGAATTACCAAAAACGTAAAAATAGTAATCTTTTTAATAAGTTTCAAACAAATCAAAACATTCATTTAGAGAATGTTCAAAATTATATTCCTATTTATAATCGTTTTTTTTCATTAAATAACAATAATTTTAATTCCATTAATTTAAATCATTTATGGTATATTTCTGATATAAAAGATGTTAAAAATAAGGAGAAAGAGGTTGATGGAAATAATGAGCACTCATTTAATTGCAAATTGAAACATATGGATGATGAAGAAATGAGTTTAAATAAAAAAGTTTTTATTAAAATGGCACCATTGCTAGACCCTTTCAAATATTTAGTAGGAAAGTATAATTATAATGACCCAAATTTGTTTAATTTGCCTTCTATAGAATCAACTAATATTGTGCATCCCAAGATAGCCGACACAAATAATTCATCATTTATAGACGGATTTTTTTCATTTTTATCTAGTAGAGTGCTGAATAATCACAACTTTGTACACGGTTTAGATTATTATGGCTCTTTTTTAGCTATAAAAAAAGACTTTAAAATAAATATTTTTGATGATATAGATTATTTAATACATTCTGAATTTTTTATTAAACATCAAAATATATTGTTTAGTGTAGAAGATTATTCTCATTTGGTTACAGATAATGAAGCAAAAACACTACAACCTTTAAAAATTTCCAATAGTTTAAAATCACATACATCAGTTAAATCTCTAGATGAAACTATGTTTGAAGATATTTTTGAAAATAATAATACTGTAATTACATTAAATGATATAAAAGATAATTTAGATATTAATTTAGTTGATATTACAAATTCAAATATTTTTACATTTACAAATCAACAATCTAAAACATTAAAGTCAGGGTCAACTTGTTCATCTAGAACATCTCATACAAATGATGAAGACTTAAAAAGTGAAACAGAAAGTGCAGAAAATGACGAAAATGACGAGAATGACGAGATTGGTGAAAATGATGAACCAGCATATTCATCTAGCAAAGGTTCTGAATCACATTCAGTCATTGGTTCTGATGAGTCGTCGTCATGTTCCGGCTCTTTTGAGACAGACTCTGATTTTGAGGAAGAATCATTGATGTTAACGTTTCCAAAATTTCCGGTTCAAGTTATTTGTATGGAAAAATGTGAAAACACATTTGATAATTTAATTATAAATAATAATTTATCTGACGATGAATGGTTTTCAGCATTTATGCAAATAATAATGATTTTAATTACTTATCAAAAAATGTTTTCATTTACACATAACGATTTGCATACTAACAATATAATGTATGTACAAACTAATAATAAATATCTTTATTACACATATAAAAAGATTACTTATAAGGTGCCAACTTTTGGAAAAATATATAAAATAATAGATTTTGGGAGAGCTATTTATAAATTTAATGGTAAATTGTTTTGTAGTGATAGTTTTCAAAATGGAGGTGATGCATCAACACAATATAATACCGAGCCTTTTTTTAACGATCAAAAACCGCGTTTAGAACCTAATTTTAGTTTTGATTTATGTAGGTTAGCGTGTTCTATATTTGACTATATAATTGATGATTTTGATAAGATTAAAAATTTAAATGAATGCAGTTCATTAATTAGACTTATTGTAGATTGGTGTTTAGATGATAATGGAATTAATGTATTATATAAAAATAATGGAGTAGAAAGATATCCAGATTTTAAATTGTATAAAATGATAGCACGACACGTTCATAAACATACACCTGTAAATCAATTGGAACGCAATGAGTTTAGTAAATTTATTATACAAAGTAAAAATGTTCCCAAAAATGAAACAGTAATAAATATAGACGATTATCCGTCATATTGTTAACATAAAACCATAAAACAAAAATGATTATATAAATTGATTATTTTATAATTAATTTATATTTTAATATATTAAGTATTTAATGTCAGGTTATGGTTTTATTATTACTAGACACGTAAATTCGGAAAAGACTAACAGATATTGGAATCAATGTGTAAAATTAATACGTACTTTTTATCCTTTTAGACAAATTATTGTAATCGATGATAATAGTAACCAACATTTTGTAAAAGCGGATTTCCCGTATAAAAAAATACAAATTATACAGTCTGAATATCCAGGAAGAGGCGAATTATTACCTTACATATATTATTTGAAGTATAGATGGTTTCCTAATGCGATAATAATTCACGATAGTTTGTTTGTTCATCGAAGAATTCCTTTTGAAACATTTCAAATGCCTGTAATGGCTTTATGGCATCACGCATATGATAAAGAACATATAGATAATTTGGTGCGTATAGCATCATCATTAAAAAATAATTCAAAATTATTAGGAAAGTTGATGGGGTCAGATGTAAATATTTTAGGACTAAGTAAAAAAGATGATTTTAATTTATGTTTCGGAGGACAAGCTTATATTAAACTAGAGTTTTTAGAATTGTTGCAAAATAAATATAATATAACTAATTTGGTAAATGTTATTCACAATAGAAAAGACAGGTGTGGCTTAGAAAGAATATTGGGATTATTATTTTATGAAGAATATCCAAACATAACATTAAATTCGTTGTTTGGTGATATTTTAGTCCAACCACGTGCATTTGACTATAATTATGACCAATATAATGAGGATTTAAAAAAACGAAAAGTCATTAATCCATTTGTAAAGGTGTGGACAGGGCGTTAAAAAGGGGGATTATCGGTAAATACAACAGGTGCGTCAGGAACCGTATTTTCGTGCATAACTGGTTTAAGTTGATTTACAATAAAATATCCAATAACTACACTAACATACACTAACAACGTATCTCTAATTAACAGTTTTAATGGTTTAGGTTCTTTTTCGATATATCGCATTTCCAAAAATTTTCCAATAAAAAATATTAATGAAATGATTGCAGCAATCAAAAATATATTACTCATTTTATAATATATTTTTAGTATTCTATTTAAAACGAAACGAATTATGCTAAAATTTCAATATCATCTAATAAAAGATCAGGTTCCAATTTTACATTTGGTGGTTGAATTATATGAACGTCTAAATCATTTAATGTAATATCATCATTGGAAATATTAATTTTTTCATCATCCTCTTCTAGTTTTTCCATATTACGCTTTATATTTCTTAATGTGCTAATTTCTTCTAATCTATCTATATTTTTTGGGGCATTAACTAACTCGGGTTCATCGTTTGGATTTAATACAGAATCAATGTCATTAAATTTCAGACTAACATTATTTTTATTACCTCCTTCAAGAATTGTTTGTGTTTCGGGTTTTACTGGTTGATCTATTATTTGCTCTTTAACTTCTTCTACTACATCTTCTTCAACAGTTTCATCCATATATGCACGTAAAATACTTTCTACAGGAATACTGTCACGGACGGCATTTAGAATGCATTCCTGTACAATTATTTCTAATTCTCGATTATGTTTTTGAACCTGTAATGGAGACGAGTTCAATTCAAATAAATAAACATTTTTATAAACTTTTCTCGCAACATTTATATAAGTTTTATGTATAAAATCATTTAACTTGGGTATATTAATATCTATTTTTTTTTGTTTGTGACCAACTCGCATAGCAGTCAATAATTTTAATTGAATAATATGAATACAAGTTACCAATTCTTCTAAATAAGAACAATTGCTCTTTTCAATGATTCGTTTACACTCAGTTTCAATAATAGTAGTATTCCACTTTGGAACACGAGCAATAAAATTTTGAAAAGTCATTAAATACTTATCAACCTCATTATTATCCTTGCATAATTTGTAGGACTCATCAAAAATAGATTTAAATCCCTCGATAATAAAGGGGGTTAAGATGGTTAACAAACGAGCACCCCATTCGTTCTTGGATTCGTGCAATGAACTAACATTAAAATCATCCATAATGTAATTTTATTTTTTTATTTTTTTAGTATTTAAACTTAATAGATAATCCGATGTTGATATGTTATATTTGTAAAACAACTTAAAGGCTCTTTAAGTCCATTTGCAAATATATATTATCCGCGTTCAAATAAAGGAAATACTTTCCAAACAAAATGCTGTATCTAAAAACGTAAAATTAAATATAAATAGCAGTAATAGTTTTTCGTTTCTAAATTCTTTTCTTACCTTATTAAAGGTTATTAATAATTCATATCGTTTTTCCATTGATAACTCGAAAACATTATTCTCAAGTAATTGAATCACATCTAATGCATTATATGCCTTTTCGTAAAGTTTTGTTACAAATAATAGTAAATCTTTTTCGGTTTTAGTTTTTATTTTGCTTACAATTTTTTTTTGTATTTCCTTTTTTAACCATTCATTGCGCTCGCTTTTTATTTCTGTTAGTTTAAATGTATTTTCATTATTATATTGATATAAATTAATAGGTTTATTATTATATTCCGGTTCTGGTATATATATTTCGCAAAATCGAGACAATATTGGTTTTAATAGTTTGTACTTGTCTTCCACTATGATAAAAAAACGGGTATTATGACTGAATAATTCTATACAGCGTCTTAGAGCTGACTGGGCATCCATTGTTAGTTTATCCCCATTTAATAACACTATGCTTTTAAAAGTATCGCCACCATTTGAATTTATATGTGTTTTCGCAAAGAATTTTAATTCATCTCTAATGAATTTTATTCCTTTTCCGTGTGCACAGTTTACATACATTACAAAATCTTTAATTTTATCTTTATTATTATCGTAGATTAGTGATATAAAATTATTTACAATTGTGCTTTTACCTGAGCCACTAGACCCGTTAAAAATAATATTGGGAATTTTATGCATTTTATAAAAATATTCTAATTTTTTTTTTATATCTGTATGAATTTCTAGTGTCATAATATTTGTTAGTTACTATTAGTGCAGTATTTTTATATGTAAATATAACGTATTTATTTTTTGTAATTCGTTATGTTTTATGTTTTATGTTTTATGTTTTACGCATTATACAGAACTAGTTAAACTATGTGTGTATGGATTTTCCTTAAATGCATTTAACAAATCAGGTTGTATGCGGTCACAACCGATGCAATTGTCGATATATTGTGGCATATTTGCTTTTCCATATGTTTGTACTGATGGACCGGTGGGAACAATGATTTGTGGTGCCCATAATCTATTGTTATCTCTATCAGTATCTAATTTAGACATCGTCACATTTATATGTGGGTTAAAATTCTTACCGTTACCCGCATTTGTTCGCCCCACAATAGACTTCTCCTTGGCTTCACTATTAGTTTGTCTATAAACGGAATCATATTGTCGTGTACCATAACTTGATTTTGCACCCATCAATTGATTATGATTGACTGTATCACGTTGGTTAGTAATAGGCTGTTGTTCTGACACAATATATGCCGCATTTTCAACCTGGTTTCCAATAAATCCATTCGGTTTATATAGGGTTGTTTCTTTCACTGTAGTGTCGGGTGTGTCCCCAGGTGATAACACATATCCACCAGGTACCTCACCTCCTAAATTGCCATATATCCGCATATTACAACTATATTCCTCCTTTCGCGATGGTTTTAAAATATCCATAATAGGTGCAATTACGGAACCAATTGCGCTAGAAAACCCCGAACCAAATGTTTGGGGTTGAGGATTTATAGCACGATTGTTAGTATAATTAGTATGACTATTTAGAAATGTATCTTTATCATTATGAGGACCTGCACCTGTTGCATTGGAATGTCCAACATCAAACCCCTCCAATTGATTACGTTTTGTCACCTCGTGTTTGCTAGGAACATAACTGGCTGTCTTAAGAATTGCATTAGGAGTACCATGTTGATGCGTGGTTGTTTCGTTACGATGTGATGTTTTTTGCACTTCCTCGGCTATTAGACGTCCTGCTTTTTCTGCACCTGTTGTAGTTAGCCATCGATCTTGTGAATTAATAAAAAATGTATCGGGTCTATATTTTTCCACCTTTCCCTCTATTCCTACATTTTTAATAACAGCTTGTGCAGGACCCTGGAGATTATTTAAATTATATTCTTGTTTTGGATTATTTGTTGTTCTTAATTCGTCTACTGTTTTAGGCAACCATTTGTCACGCGCCTCCATTCCAGCATTAAAGCCATGGCTACCGCTCGCGGTATAACCTTTGTCTAAACCTGGACCCACTCGTATAGATTCAAATGGTTTTACATTATTATTGCGGTTTACAGTGTTGACACGTGATTGATAAAACTCGCTCATATCGGGCATACCATAAGTCCATTGCACATTTTCTTGTGGCTTAAATAATGGCGCTTGCTCAATTTTCTTTATTATTTGCGAGCCATTGCCTACATAATTATCCAATATAACCTCTGTATTATTTACATTATAAGTCTGATCAAATGGTTTACCACTAGTAAATGGTACCATATTATTATGGCTAAACTCTTTGGATGAAAGATAATCCCCAGTTAAAGAATAAATTTGCTGAATACTGTCCCCGATTTTGACACCTGCTCGTTCTTTTTGCTCATAAACATTTTGATCAAAATATCTGTCCGTTGCTGAATTTGGATTAGGAAACTCCTGAACAGTATCGACTAATTCTTTATTATTCATAATAGGGTAGTTTTGCGGTGCCACGTGGGTATTTGGTAAATAGTTATTAAAACGGGATTCAATATTATCGGATTGCAAATTGGTGCGAATACCCATATTATTGAAATTTTCCTTTGTTACCGGTTTTTCGTTTTTTTTGAAACCCTCTGTTTTCAAATTGTTAGTATTTTGATTTGAAATAACATACATACCTCCTAAGGCAATTAATGGTATAGCTAATTCCATATTATATACTTTTAAAAAAAGTATAACAAAAATACTTCTATATACTTTTAAAAAAAGTATAACAAAAATACTTCTATATACTTTTAAAAAAAGTATAACAAAAATACTTCTATATACTTTTAAAAAAGTATAACAAAAATACTTCTATATACTTTTAAAAAAAGTAT